TACTCCGTACTTGGAGTCAGAGCCCGCGTCATACACAGCCAGCTGATTCCACGGCACTTTAATAAAACCGTCAGCAGTGGGGGTGACTTCACGCTCTACCACGTTAAACCAGAACCCTGTGCTGAGTAACCCGCGACGATTGCGCGCGAGCGCAGAGCGAGCTAACCCCGCACTGGGGTTGCTGGTGTTGATGTCCATAACGCGAGACTCCCCCAGGGCTTCCAGCGTCAAGTTAATTGCGTCTAGTTCTCTCATATTTGTTCCTCTATTAAAGACCCCTTGGACCCTTAAGACAGGGACAAAAAAAAAAGCCCCTGGCACCCGAAGGCACCAGGGGCGCGTACTACTGTTCCGTAGTATCAGCGGCTACGTCAGCCGCCTTACGGGTTTTCTTGGTAGCCTTGCGGCCAGATTCAACCGAAGCCACCTGGATGTTCTTAGCTACATCGGCGGCGGCCTTAACCGCCTCCCGCTGAGCCGCATTGGCCTGGAGAGTCTCCAGACCGAACGTAGCGATTACTGCCATTGAACCTCCATTAGGACTTGGTGGTGAAGGTGAACTTGGTCACTGCAGCAGTGTCTGGACGACGCAGACCGATGTTATACATCGCGTAGCAGTCCAGCACGTTGCTGAACTCGCGCTCATCATCCCAGATACGGGAAGTGAACGGCTTAGCTTCGACAGTCACCAGGGTCTTGGACTTGCTGAAAGTCACCATACGGCACAGCGCGTCGTCAGAGGTGACGGTGTAAGCAGAGCCCAGCGGGTGCGTACCAGCAGCGGTAGGGAACTCGGTGCACTCAACTACAGGCACGCCGTTCATCTTCACTACACGACGGTCTTTGTAACCATCGTTGTTGGATGCACCAAAGTCCAGGTTCAGGAGCTTCGGATGCTCCAGCAGACGCGAATAGGTGTCTACATCCACCAGGGTAATCATATCCGCCAGCGGGGTCTTGCGCTTGATGAGCTCATCAATACCAGCCTTGTGGGCCAGGTTGATGTTCATGGCGTTCGCCTCCATCTCAGCCTGAGTCAGCTGAGTTGCTGTGGTGCTGCCCGGGACCAGGACAGCCGCGCCTACCTC